CTGTAATGGAAGCTCCCGTCCTTATGTCCCCTTGAGGCCCAGGCGTCTCCGAATGTCAACTCATACCCGCTCTCATATGCGAAAAGTATCAACCTCGCAACCATGTAAACAAATTTACTTTGTTTTTCCCTGACTGCCCCCATAATTATTCCTCATCCCTCCATTCATCTTCATCCTCTAAAATAGCGTTGGCACAGCCTCTCGATATAACTTTGTCCAAAACTTTTTATCGGCATTCGCTCTTGCATTACAACTCCTACATAATGTTATCAAATTATCAGGGTGACAATTTTTCTTGTCGTAATCAATATGATGAATTACTAAATCGCAATTTTTATCCCAACAATCAGGATTTTGACACTTATAATTATCTCTTTCTTTTATGTCTTCTTTAAACTCCTTGTCTCCCCAAACATGACAATACTCTTCTTTAGAACTCCCGCCTTTCCACCTTGGATGGTTACAAGGGGCAGAAAATCTTTCAAAACTTGCCAAACTCATTTTCAATCTTGTTTTTTCAGAGAATTTTCTTCCTTTATTTGCCAAACTTATTTTTTCTCTAACTTCAGATCGTTTAGCAGGATTATCGTCACCATATAATCTTGTTGTTTTTATTTTAGCCTTTGTTTCTTCAGAATGTTTCATCCCTTTATGAGCATTAGATATTTTCTCTCGCCATTCTTTTGTTATAACCCTGCCTTTCATTTTCTCACTTATTTTTTCTCTAACTTCAGATCGTTTAGCAGGATTATCATCACCACGAAGAGCTGATTTTTTCAAATTTTCAATGTGAAGTTTGCTTAATTTTTTACCCTTGTGAGCGTTAGATATTTTCTCTATCGACTCTTTAGAATGAGCCTTGCCATAAAAATGATTTTTCTCGCCTTTGTGAGATTCGCTTAATTTCATTTTATGTTCTTTTGAAAGAGACTTTCCAGAATGGCTTTTACTTATCTTTTCTCTAACCCACTTCATTCTTGATGAATGGCCTTTTAAAAATCGATTCCCCAACTTGGCATACTCACCACAACCACATTCACATAGAGTTTTATTCTTCATCTGACCATTCACTCTCATTGCCCTCATCAATTGCGCCCCACTGGTTGGCGGGCGCAATGGGTAGATTAAAAGGCACTTTATAAATATCCATGCCGTCCTCTTCAATAATATTCTGCTCCTCTTCCTCGCTATTAAGTCCCTCTTTATGTCGCCATGTTTTGCGGGAAAGTATTTTACTCTCGTGTTGAATTTTCCTTGCTTGATTATTCTTCATAATATCTGCAAGGATGAGGGGCGGCCATTCAAGTGCGCAGCCCTCTTCTTCGTCTTTTGGGATCTCACCATAATCCTTGCCTGCGGAGATAACCCAAACGAATATTTCATTATAATACCAACCGAAGAAGTCCTGCCAGTCCTCGATCTCTCTGACAAACGGATTCTGTGCAGTAACAGACGAACTATAATTGGCATTCGAGTAATCAGCGGTGAGCATCATTTCGGGCATCCCACACCCAGCCGCCACCGCCAATAGCATGGCCCTGCCGTCATCCTTGACATCCGGAGCATTAATATTTGGCGACACCATCTCATACTCAATCCCCTCGCTGGCCGTAATAACGGTACCAGCGGCAAAAGCCTGCTGTTTATTGCGATCTGCACTTTGGTGCTGCGCCATTTGGGCCTCGCGCAAACTCTCTACCGTATTGCTCGTGCCCTTCACGGTTTTGATGAGCGCAATCGCCGAACGCACTTTATTAAGGATAATCCTGTCGTCGAGCCAGTTAAGATACTTCGCAATCATCGGCAATGCCGTCAATAGTGCGCTCATGCCTCGCTTTACATCACTATCGACGAATATTTTAATGTGGATAATCTCATCGGCCTCGATTGCTTCAATCAGGTTTCCCTCTGCATCACAGTGATAATACGTCCTCACGTCCTCAACGTCATTCGGATCGGTACCAATACCAAAAGTCACCTGCTCGCCAGCCCGTAAATCCCCTTCTTTTACGGGATTACGTATTTTTTCAGCCCGCATAAAACGTATTTTCACGTCTCCGTTGTTCTTGTCAACAAAGCGCCGTATAAAAATCTCCCCATCTCTGAAAACCCTCTTGACGAGTTCCTTCTCTCGCAGTGACCATTTATTCATCTTGGCAAAATTATCCCAAGTATCTTTCACCTTCTCGTTCTCACTATCAGGCTTAATAGTCGGTCCCTTGCCAAGAACGAATTTACTCAAGTTCCGAACAATAGCTTTTGCATAGAGGTTTGTGGCGAAAGCCTTATAAGCCACTGCAAGCATTTCATAGTGGTTATAACCAGTGACATCGCTAATATCACCGCTCTCTGCCCCTATCATAATCCAATTACTATCGCCAGGTTCAGTCGGAACAGGGCGTTGCGACGGATCTGCCTCTTTCTTAAAAATATTACTGAGTTGTTCTGTAGCAAGTTCGATCCTCGCGAGTTCGAATTTATCCTGCTGTATTTTTAAACTTCTTCTCGTTCTAAACCCCTCTAAGAGTTTCATATCGCGCCATCCTCTCAAAATATCAAGTTTTACTTGATATTATAACTTATCGAGACCATGTTAACAAAATTACCTTTTCCTTCTCCTATACCAAAACCCCTCTTGCTCGACCACTTCCTCTGGAGGTATGATAAGGGGCAGGATAATTTGATAGCAGGACTGAATGATATATCGAGTAGTGTCGCAACCATGATCGTCAATTTTTAGGGGAACCTTACTTGAAATCTTTCCCTCGTCGGTCCTCGGGTACCTATAGCGACCCATCTCGACATCGGTCCCTACCAATTCCTCATCTTGACAATCAAGGTAATTCTCAAGGATATAATAATTGCTTTTAAGAGCGCCACCCTCCTCATAGTCAGGCCACGTCTCCATGTGCGCGCGCACGAGCTCTATGCCATTCTCAACATCGTTGATTGCAGAGTATGTATTAATTTTATAGAGATTTAGGAGATCGATGCGGGCCTGCTTGGCAGAGGGATCGGCGAAGATGATCTCCTGCGCCGCCCACGCGGGCGAGGCCTTAATCCTCCGACTATGTCCCTCGATAGTATCTGCACCTGAGCGGTATTCATAAAAAATATAGAATGTCAATTTATATGACAATTCTCTACCTGGTTCGGTATCGTCAAGGGCTCTAAAGATATCGCTATAATCCACATACGCCTTCTGATAGACAAATGGGTGCCCTGGAGACGAACCAAAGTCGATCGCCGACATGACGAGAACATTACTCATCGGTACAATGCTGAGGCTATTACCAAAATGGACTTCCCTATTCCACTGCGCTCCGTAGACTAACTCGACAGTGGAGGGCCTTTTACAGAACCACTGTGCATCAAGGACGGGGGTGCTAATACTCCTCGCCTTATCGATCCAGTCGTCAATCTTATAGTGCCCTGAGCAGTGGTGGGCCATCCCCCTACATTTCTCGAAGATCGGGCAGTCACCGCGCACCTCGTCACCCCTACACTCACGCTCGCACTTCTCAAGGATCTCCCATATACACCAGCAATAGATCTTCCACCCCTTATCCTCCGCCTCGTTTAGGAGTCGTTGAAACGTGCCGACGTCGTACTTCCTCGTCGACAGAAAGGTGTTCTGCCCCATGATGTCCCTGCCATCCTCAGTGGTTTTAGACATCGACATCGATAGGCCCTCCTGCAGAACTCCCCAGTCCATTAGTTCAACCTCGTCGATGCGCGCCTTCTGCGGATGTGGACTGTTCAGCCCTTTAATCGACCCCGTGACCACCTCCTGGAAGGAGTTATTGACATAGGTAGTTGAGCCCCTCGTTGGCGGCCTCTCGCACATCGCTGAGATAGTAGGGTGACGGTGAAACGCGACGAAATATTTATACACCTTTCCGGCTTGATCGAGGGTCGAGCCGGCAGACGCTACCTCACAATCCGCTTTGAACGCCATGTCAAGGTGATTGAGGATGGCCACCTCCGTCGTCTTCCCACCCGTTCTATTAGCGAAGGCAATAGAGTTTCGCGTCCGCTCAAAGAACATGTCGCTAATATAATCAAATGGAGCGGCGTGAGGGTAGTCGAATTTATCGAATTCCTCATTGTGTAGCTTGCATACCGCGCGTCGCTGTATCTTAAAGCCGAGAAATTCTAGAATATACCACCACAGTATCTCGTCGTCCCCTATCCCATACTTCAACAGCGCCCTGAATAGTCGCGGATGGCTGTTCCTCCTGCGATGCCTCAGGTCAAAGTCCTCCCTCAGAAGTCGCGTGAAGTACTGGAACTTCAGCGCATCCGCGATGACCCCACCTCCGTCAAACCAGCTGTCTGGCAGGTGGAGGTGCTCGATGTAATACTCTATCGACGAGCAGAGAGCTTTCCAATGTGGAATGCCCTCGACACCCTCCAGAAACTCCCTAGACACTCCGATCTCAGGCATCGTCGTCGACGTCCTCTGCAAGTATGCGTACGATAGGCAGTTGCTCCCCCTCTTCCGTGTCTATAAACTCGTCGTGTGTCATCATCACCTCGATGCACTCGAATAGGAAGTCGCACCTATACCTCCTAACCTTCGCATCAATGGGTAGAAGGGTGTCGTCCTTGAGCTTCCCTCTCAGCTTGCCCATAGCCGTCTTGATGGAGCCGTCGTAGTAGTCACCGCTCTCTATCGCTTCGATCATCCTCTCCGCGCCCTTAGAGCCGAGCGCCCTCGCAAGTGCCACATTCGTAATGCTGTAGATTTTCTTTCCCATCATTATTCTCCTCCCTTCATAATCTTTGGGTATACAAATTCGTAGGTGGCTGGCATCTTTATAATGCGCCACTCGCTGCCCGGAATAGTTTGCCATCCATCACTTTCTACCCGCGGAGTCCAGTAGATCTTTTTCAGTCGATCCCCAATGAGTCCTATCAATTCATCATCCTCGTTTAAAAGTCTTTTCAGCCTATCGATATCCATAGTGCCGTCCTCCATGATTTAAAAAATAAGAGTAAAAAACAGTTACGATATATTTGGGATGCCCCCAATCCACCCCCGCCCCCCACCCTCTGTTTCGAATGTAGGGCGCCCGCCCCTTACCCTGCAATAGTTTGTACCTCACTACCCGCATTGGCTATTGGCTGTCAGCGGATCCAGTGGGGCTGTGACAGGGCTTGGTTGGCCAATGAATGAAAGGGAATCCCCTCCACCTTCCCTCCTCCCTCTTCCCTACTCCTCCCCTCTTCTCTCTTCCCATCGCTATTCCTCCCTGCCAACCATCATTATACGCCAACGCCAACACCACGCTCCTCATCTCCTCTCTGTCTCCCCCTTAACCTCCATTCTCCTAAAAATAGATTTCTTCCCCTCCTCCTTTCTGTCTCCCCCCGGCTGCGTAGTCTCCTCAAGCTCTAACGTCACCGTCCTCCTATCCCTCTGCTCTATTGGATCGTACCGTTCCAGCAACTCCATCAAATGCTTCCACGGTACTCTTCCCTCATTCACTGCTCTCACTGCGGCTCTAAAGCTCGCCTCTCCTAACTCAGTCCTCAGCAGATCAAATCGATAGAGGGGCTCTCCTCTAAGCAGCCTTATCCTCTGCTGCACGAGGGGGACGCTCTGCAAATATCTAACTACCTTATCTGTACCTATCCGCAGAGCGTCGGCGATCTCAGAGGGAGAATACCCTGCGTGAGTCCTCTGCGCTACCTCCTCCATCTCGGGGGTCAATATAGTAGCATCCTCGAGGGTAGGCCTCCCTGGCCTCTTCGCTCTACCAGCGACAACCTCCGCTACTCGAGGAGGCTCAATGATGGAGGGGCTGCTCTCTTTTCTCCGCTTGATTTTAGGTCTCTCATCAGCCATTTTTATTCCTTTAAAACCCTTTTTATCCTAGGGGGCTGAATTAATTGGCATTTATTTTCCATCTCTTTGAGTATTCCTGATAATTAAGCGGCCATTTTTAAGTGAGCGAGAGGGAATCTCCTCCCCCTGCACATAGCCTACTCCTCCACGAGAAAGAGGCTGTCCTCCTCGAGGTCGAGTAGCACGCCCCGTGAAGGAGTATCATCACATTTAATGCAATGTGATATTAATCTCTTCACTTCAATTGCCCTCATCACTCGGCCCCCCACTCCATCCCCCGCTCTCTTTATTAGAATCCTCAATTCCTCAATATTAGCGCCAAACCCCCTGCAGATATCGGAGAACAGTATTTCACTATCCTGAGAGTCGAGGAATAGCCAATTAAAAGCACTCTGGTATTCCCCTAAAACCCCCTTCGATTGGCTATCACTGCTCCGACAACCGTAGAGGTAATCGTTTATCGCTCTCTCTACTATCTTAATCCAAATCGTTTCGTTGAATGCTGTCATTTCATTTCATTCTGCGAATCCGTGGTTGGGTGTCCCAGCATAGCCAACGCCATCAATTTCCTCCACCTCTTCTATTTATCTCAGGCAAATGCACACTTCTTCCAGTAGCACCAGACTGTTTCGTTAAATCATCGTTAGAATGTCCGAGTTTGCATTCTCTATTTATCTCAGCCTCCAACATTTCTATTCGCTCAATCTGCCAATCGGCGAGGATATCAAACACCATTTCGCCGGAGGTGCCTCTAATTAGAGCCTCGTCCATCCATGCAACTCATGCAATTATCGGGGAGCGGGAACTTCACATCATGTTTACAACTCCAACAACTTTTTTCTGACGACATCTCATATTCCTTTCAAGCCGAATGGTTAGATCAGCGGCGCTTTTCGCGTCGGCTGAATCAACTTGTTATGCTTTAATTTGCATGCGGCAATGATTCATGTCTAATTACACCACGCCAATTTTGACCTCTACCTTGACCATAAGAAACTGCGTTTTCATGTTTTACTATTTTGAGATCCAATATGCGTAACACCGCTTCTAATTGCTTAATGTGCTTTCCATTTCAAGATCCCTTGCATAATTCACCAACCTTACTTCCGCAATGGTGACACTCTACCTTTAAATTCATGCCCATCAGCATCTCCTGAAGCATAATGGTGAAGTGAGCGGTTGCGGGGCCGTGTCACGGGTATGGAATTGAACCATATTGAGCACTATTACCCACCAGGGATTCCCGCTAACCCCGCAATCCGCTCGACTGACTTGTTAGATTTTATTTTCATTTCAAGATCCCTTATTTTCATCTCAAGACCCCTTATTTTGTCTTCATCTCGAATGGCTTCAAGTGTGGCTTCTACAGCATATTTCTGTAAAGCAGCACAATATTGACCCATATTTATCAGTCCCGGGATTGGCTCATTATTGTGATCCCATCCTAAAGGTGTGCCCCGAAAATCTTCCTTATGTGGTATTTCCATAAAACCTCCTTAAACATAATGTTTAGCTGACCTGCCGTTCGTCTCCGGTCGGGTCTGGCGGCTTGTTAGATTGCTTAAAGTGCTCGCCTCCACATGGTGGCCTATACGGAAAAACAATATACCTTGCCGAGCCACGTTTTAGACATCTCATGCTGGATGGTTCATCTTCGCGTTTATCGAAAACGGTAAACCATATACAATTCTTACAATTCATGCTCATCCTCAAGCAGCCTAATGGTTAGATCAGCGGCGGGCTACTGATATGCCCCACAATCAGGGCAGTAGCGATGACCACCAACCTTCATCATACGATGATGCGAACATTTACCGTCCGCTGAATCGGCAGGTTGGGGGCATCAGGCGACAAGATACCCCGGCAAAAAGTTATTGCCTCCCTCGCATCGTCTTGTGCTTGTTCGTGCTTCATTTCCATAGAACTTTCAAGCTGTTTGATAGTGTCTATTAAAAATCGCTTAACAGCTTCAATATATGGGTTATACATTTCAGCCTCCCAATGGTTAGATCAGCGGCGGGCTACGCTGAAAAGGCACCCGCAATCACTAAGAGCTTTTTGGCATCCAGTACACAAACCGTCAATAACCTCGTCCGCTGAATCGGGTTGTTGGTTTTCCATTTCGACTACCTTAACTTGGACGTTCATAGTGCACGTTTTTGAAAATAGACACGCCTCCAGGTTCTCTTTGCTCATCCAATCTTCGCCGTAATCATCACGCCACTCAATGCTAAATGTTCTTTTCATTTTACCCTCCTTTCCCGCACTTTTTCCAGTACGGTTTCTCCGAAATAAACTTAAATTTTCCCAACACCCTGGGATGAAACAAAATGAAACAATCCTCACAGAAGACTTTATACAAACTTGGCTTGTTGTCCTGGTAAACAATAGCCCTGCCTGTGCCATCATAAACACGGCTACGAATCCCCGAGGTGACAATAATCAACCCTCCACAGACCGGACATCTCAACATCTCACTCTCCTTCCCCACACTTGCACCTGGACGGCTGGCGTCCGAACCAAAGTGCCATTGCTGTACTGAACTCGCTCCAATCTCCGAACCACTCTCTCTTTAGCGGACAAGTTGAGAACCACGCCTCCCACTCATCCACCGGTTCCGGTTCCGGCTCAGGCTCAGGCTCAGGCTCAACAAAGCCTGCTCCCCAATATCTTTCCTTGTGTTCAGGCTCTGGAGCGGGCGGGTCGATGATAAGATACCCCTCACTTGTTGGAGAATAATCTATGGTGGCAATGTTCCAACAGTTGGTGACGGTATTCCAAAACTTTTCCCCATATTTGGGAAAGCCAATCCGCAGCGTCCACCCGCCCTCTCTCACCAACGTGAAAGCCTCATGTAGCATCTGCGGCAAGGTGCGTAGGACTGCCCCTGGGAACCGCTCTCCTTCCTTATAAATTACATACTTGTCGTCACTCATCATTTTCTCCTTTCATGGCGCAGGGCCGGTTAGTCGTCGTCAAAAACTCGCTGAATCATGTCGCATACAATTCCTTGAGCTTCGCGGGTTAACCTCGAAATACAATCCTCCGGGATTTCGCCTTGCGTGTCCCAGACGTGTTCCCACAGGTCGTCCCGGAGCATTTCAAAGTTAAAGCCGTCGCAGAAAAACGCATTGCGAATAGAGAGGCAGTCCAGGCAAGTCTTGAAGCGGCTGAAATCGCCGTCCCACATGCCGGAAACATGCTCGTATTCTTCTCTTATCCCTATGGTCCGTCCACACTCAGAGCATTTATGTTCCTTTCCCGCCCTTCTGTGTTCGGCAGCATGAAACTCTGCCTGGCTGTCAACGTCTACGGTAACGCAAGCACAGGATTCCATCTCACTCTCCTTTCATGGCTTTAAAGTTCCTTCATCTCAAAGGCAGTCGGGATAACATCGTAGGTGCACTTATAATCAAAGAAGCCATCATACATCATCCTCTTCCTAACACTTTTGGCGATACTGACTGCTTCGACGCGTCTAACCGGCAGATCATCATTACATCGATTGAATGCCCTGAACATTCTGCGACGCGATATCTCTATCCCCACTTTCTCAATAAACCCACTCTCTCTAAGTTCGCTATCGGAGCAGAGGGAAAAACCGCGAGCATAGACCCCACCAATCTCACCAATCGCGACAGTTGCTCGTGGCGTCCCCCTATTACTGAGTAAATGGTAAATGAAAATCCTCATTCCCTTCGGCTTACTTCTGTCGTGAATTTTAGTCTCCCTACCCATAATCCTACCCTCCTTATAGCAAACCCTTAGCTTAGAAAGAAAACCTACTGTCGTGGCGATCTGAACGCTTAGAATTGGTTTTAGGCTGTCACCACTTCTAAAATATTCGCCTCAATATGGAGCGGAGAGAAGGAATCGAACCTCCGATACTTCTGGCCGGAAGCCAGATGCCATACCACTTGGCTATCCCCGCACAACTTCATATTCCTCCGAGCCTTTTAAATGGCTAAACAATTGAGGGTTAATAACCTTTATCACGATACTGGATTCTCTTTACAAATCTATATAATCTGGTTTTATGAAGGACCCACAATAAAAACGTCTTTGGTATATCTTTAACCCAACATTTTAAATATTGCTTTTTTCTCGTAGATCTCAATATAGCCTTCCAATATAATTTCTGGAATGGTTTCATTGCCCACATACGCTCAAAGGTTGGGGTAGCCCGAAAACGAATGTTCCATTTATCCCATAATCTCTCTAAGTCAATATCGTGTTCTGCCATTCGGAAGCGTTCTATTGGATTTAGCCTGTTTCCGATCAGCTTTGAGTACTCCGCGACGGTAAGCTTTGGGGTGCAATAGTCTTCGTATATCTTGGTACCTGGATATGGGGTGGTGACTCCGAAGATCACGCCGGCACTTGGTTTCAATTCCTTCAGCAAGTCGTAGGTAAGTTTCAAATCGTCTCTGTTCTCTGAAGGCAAATTCAAAAGCATCGTAGCAAAAGATCGTAGTTTGTGCTTTGAGCACCACCCAAACACCTGTCGAATCTGATCGATCGTAATCCCCTTGTTCACAGTGTCCAGTAGCCGTTGCGAACCAGACTCTACCCCAATGTCGAGCTGAATACATCCCGTCTCCTTCAACCCCCTTATCATTTCTTCGGTTACTATATCTGCCCTCGTCTGACAAGCATATGGCACTTCATCCTGCGGATAATAGTTTGCTTTTTTATCGAACCACTCGTCCATCCATTTCTTACTCATTCCAAACATATCATCAAATAGGTAGAAAAAGTCAAGGTGGTGGTGTCTTATCAGATGGGATATTTCTTGTATAACATTATCGACTGGTCTTAATCGGCAGGCTTTTCCTTTATTGGCTTGCCAAACAACATTCGCTGCACAAAAATCGCAATCGAAAGGACAACCACGACCAGCGAACACACATATCATCGAACAATAAATACGTCGGATAATAAGTTTTTGTGGTTTTAGATAATAACTATGCATATTTTCTTCTATTAAATCATAAGCTGACATAGGAAGATTCGTAAGATCCATGAAGTGACGCGGTTCTGTTTTGATAAATTCTCTTTTTTCATCTAAGTAACCTATTCCATTCACCCTGTCAAGGGCATCCATGTCGTTTATATCCCACTCATCATACCATTTCCACAATTCCCAGCAAGTCTCCTCCCCTTCACCAATAACAGCGATGTCGAAGGGGCTCTCCGGAAATATGAAGTCCTCTGGATTGATTGTCGAATGAGCATTGCCAACAAGCAAAGTAGTATCTGGTTGATGGAATTTGACCATCTGTCCGAGTTCATAAATCATTGGATAATCAGAATGAAATGCGGCAAGGCCAACAAAGCGTGCTCGATTAGAACCATCGACCAGGGCTGAGGCTATCTTTTGTTTGTGTGCCTTCATATCAGCAGGCCTGTCGCCCCCCTTCTGATCGATGATCCTAACAGAGCACCCTTTGCCCCTAAGATATGCTGCCAACGACATGAAATAGTAGGGTGGGTGCGGATTGCGAGCATTTGTAGGGCTCGTTATGAATAGAAAATCAAGCATGGCTTATGAAGGAGCGCATAGAAAGTGTTTCTTTTAATTTAGTTACTAAAATATTAATTTCTTTCTCTACGATCTTCTTACATCTATCACAAAGTTCACCGTCCCAAATGAGAGTCCTTTTTTTACTCCACGAAGAGTTGGTAAAATAAATCATATCCGTCGTCCCAACAGGCCTGTCGATCTTCGACGATATCATCCTACCACAAATATCACACTCTACGATTATCCTTCTCATTGATTTCCTCCTCAATCCACAAAAACTCGTGCAGAAACGATAATAAGCGCTGCACCATTAATTTCCAAAGTCGCGTAGGTAAGCTCAACATCCATTACGCGATAGCATCTCCTAACATCGTCAATCCTATTATCTAAGACAACCAGCGTGCCTTTCTCCGGTACAATATCTATCTCCATTGCTGCAATAAGCTTACCAATCTCGTTATTACTCTTTTTCAAAAACGTAACGTGCATATTACAGATCCATCTTTGTCAAATCATCTCTAAATTGACAGAGCATCTTTAATTCTTTGGCGTCGATTGAGCACACATGATCGGGGCCAGGAACTTTTTTATCGTAAGTGAAATGTTTCTCGACAATTTTTGCCCCCAATACCATCGCTACCTTGGCGGCAGTAACGCCAACAGTGTGATCTGAGAATCCAAAATCCATTGAAAAAGGATTGTGCCTAAAATTCAAGCGGTCGAGAGGAGTAGGATACTCCGAAACGCAGTATAAAACATGTATATCTTTCTCGTCATAGTGAAGATCTCTCGCCATCACTCTCCAGAAATCGCCAGTCGCGATCTTCCCACTTGTTACCAAACCATTACTCACCAATATCGGTTTATTGATATCTTCGAAAAGACGGAGATAATCCTCGTCGGCAATACTCCTACTTGCTATTTTATGTCTCTCGACATTCATGCTCTCAAGCCAATTAAGACGTTTCTCGTCAAAAGCGCTGGCCATGAACTCTATCCCGACATCGTCGCAATGACATTTCAATTCAAATGTCTGATCATAAGTTAATTGAGCATCAAGTATGCAAGCCCAGTCTTCGGGACTGAAATCAGTAGGGTGCAATAACTTTTTAGGATCATAGAGTTGAAATTTAACGACATCAGCACCACAGATCTTCGCAGATTCACTCAATTTCTTGGCAATGAGCATATCGCCCTGGTGGTTGATTCCGATTTCCGCGATAATTTCACATCTTTGCATTTTGTTCTGCCTCCGGGCACACAACGGCTAAACCAATAAACAATACGGCTCCGTATATCAAGGCCATTATAATCGCATCGATGCCAAATATAAGGCCCATCATCGCCAGCCCGCCAAATAAATTAAATATCCATATTACTTTTGCCATCTACTTTATCCCTTATTTTAAAGGTTAATCGCATTTTACCCTATCCATTGTGATACAAGCGTCAACAAAGAAATCGTCTGGACGCGCGGATTTCACATCTTTGCATTTCGTTTTGCCTCCGGGCATTCAACAGTGCCATATAGAGCTAAACCAACCAACAATATTAAAGACATTATCAACGCGTCGAGGTGGAGGATAAGGGCCAACATGAGCAGCCCGCCAAATAAATTAAATATCCATATTACTTTTGCCATCTACTTTATCCCTTATTTTAAAGGTTAATCGCATTTTA